GATAGGTCTTCTTCAACCATCTTGTACAAAGACTTGTCTCGGGCAGGGTCGATGCCTTGCTTCCTTGCTCTGTTTGCTGTGAGCAGCTCCTGAAACATCTCGTTAAACACATTCTGCTGTGCTATACCAGCGAACGTGCTAAATACTTCGGGCGTAACAAAGCCCCGTTGATCCTTGTTGCAAAGGTCTCTAACGGCGTTGTACACATCAATAATGTTGATCATACAACAAATATAAGAAATAAAAAAGCCGCCCTTTCGGGCAGCTCTCTTATCAATGTAAACTATAATTAGCTTAGCCTATCTAGCTTCTCCTCAATGAGTCCGAGTGTCGATGCACCCTTCTCTGTCAAGCAGAATCTAACCATAGTATCTACAGCGTCTTGGCCTACAGGAACAGATACGATTAATGTGTTGGCATCAAACCAGTACACCCCATTAGATTTTAGTGAGATGATCTGATAGTCAGCAGCTTGCTTAATGGTTGATCGACATGTAACCTCAGGAGAGTCAAGCGATTGCATAAACTCCACAGGCTTGGACTTTGCAATCCTTAGAAGATTGTATCTAATCTCAGATGTATGAGTGTTGATGTTAATACCGTAGTACAAGGCAATAGCCAACAGATCATTGATGTCTCTGTCTCTTACAATAGAGATAGCATCAGATACAGCAAACTCTCTTTCTAGTTCTTTGGCTGCATCTTGAGTCTTGTCTACAATTGAGAACACAGTGCCTCCGTTGGCCTTGTTAAGTGGGTGCAACTCAAGAAACTTCTTAAGGTTAGGCTTCTCACGTGGCACAAACAATCTACCCTCTCTAAATGCTACAGACTTACGCACTGCATTTTCTGATTGCTCATCAACAAAGATTGATGGCTCATTGGGGCAGTAACGAATCTCACGAACCGTGTCTTGCTCCTTGTCATAAATGGTCACACCTTTCTGTGGCAGCATAAACACCACGCCACCACCCTTGATGATCTCATACTCTGTAGCAATACGAGTCTCCTCCTTTCGTCTAGGAGTTCTTTTAACTACAGGCTTAGCCTTAGGCTTTTCTACAACAGCCGCTTTAACTGCTGGCTTCTGGACTTTAGGTCGTCCAGGAGACTTTTTAGGTTTAGTTTCCATATTGAAATGAATTAAGATTTGTAAAAATTAAATAAGTCTTCTGCAAGTATTCGAGTCTTAGATACTCCAATGTCTTTAGGTATAACACCGAACCTAGCTATAAATCCTCTAAAGCTACCAGCCACTGAAGAGTTAATGTCTTTTACTGTGCCTAGACGTTCAATCAAAAGATCTCCGTCTGTTCTTGCTGATGAATCTTTAGTGAGTTTATCATCTAGCTTTTTAGTTTTGGCTGGAATAAATCCAATGATATCACCATCCCTATTATGCAATATCATATTGAAATCTCTATCTCGTCTGATGATGAATACATCTAGATCGTGATCTGCCACAACATTGTTTGCAATCTGAGACTTAGGCCACTTGTATGACAGAGTTCCGCTGTCTTCATTGTTGGTTTGAATTGAAGCAACAGCACCCTCGATTCCGCTGTGTCTTACAGAAAAGGAGTTTCTTTTGTCAATAACATTTGCTTGATTTAAGTCTGTTCCAGCTGGATATGATCCTCCAAAACCTAATGTCTCTCCAGCAGCATCACCGTAAAGAGCCATGGGTGGAATAGCCAAACCAAGAACGCAGTAAAGAGTATAGTCGTTAGATACTGTGAATGCATTTGGCACAATAAAATGATTGGCACCATTGCTTAGGTTTGCAGAGCTTTTAGATATATTGCTAGTAGCAGAAGATGTTTCACAAGTGGGCGCACCAACGTTAGCTACAATGCTATGGGTTGCCCCTTCAGTGCCTGAATTAAACCATGATGTAATCTCAGCCCCATCTGCAAATCCAGACAACCCTTCATGATTAAAGTCAAGTGAAGGTAAGTTGCCTCTAAAGTTGATACCAGCAATCGTGTCTTGGAACTCCTCTTCTGTTGTGCCAACAGATAACCTTCCTGTCTCCATGTTGATAGGCGCAGTAGAAACCTTGGCTATAAGGTTAGCAGATGAACTTACATCCGAGAAGCGCATATTGGATACATTGTTTACTGCATCAAATCTCATCACAAACTGACGCTCCTCTGAAGAGATAAAGTTTAAGATGTCTTCAATCAAGTTGACCTCACGAGATTCTACAGCCGCTACAGAGATATTTACTTTCTCGATAGCCTCCCCTACATTCATAAAGGATTCATCATAAAGACCTGCATCATCAAATGTCATATTGACAAAGCCCTTGGTAGCCGTGATGTTAGAAAGCTTAGCAACTGGTACAGCTATAGTGCTAATACCAATACCACTGTCCGAGTTTGTAGTACTAGCTCGCGACACATTTGATATGCTAAACAGAAAAAATTTCATCAACTCAATTTAATTGTATACAAATATACTAATTTTCTTAGTACTCATGATCGTCTAGCTTTACGCAACGACTCCTTACCTCTTCTAAATATAGCAGCTACTTCATTCTTCTTCATGACTTTAGCTCTTTGCTCGCCTACCGTTAGGATCTGAATCTTTCTAGCAAAAGGCTTGTTGATCTTTTTAACCTTGGCAACAGTAGCTCTTGCATCTGCAGGGGTAGCAAACTTAATCCTAACTGTGTCTTTAGGATTCTCATCTGTATAAAGCCTTCTGCCAGAACCCTTGGGTTTCTTGCCCGTCCCAACCTTAGGGTCTCGCTTCTTAGCTCTCATAGAGCAAATATATAAAATAAAAAAGGCCCTCCGAAGAGAGCCTTTCTTTTAAAAGGTTTATGGTTTATGCCGAACCAACCGTAATAACTGGATCAGTACCAAAGTCTACATCTGCAGAGAATGATGTTTCATCACTCGCATCAGCAAGATTGATTACCGACTGTTTTGCAAAGTTAATGGCTTCAACAAGCTCCTTAATGTAAGCCTTGCCTTTTCCAGAATCAACAGTAATGTCAATAAGTGTGTCGTCTGCTTGACCGTAATCAGATACAGCAAATCGAACACTAGTGGCATTAAGCTCCTGAATCCCTTGCAAGCTAGAGACTGGGAACATCTTAGAGCTATCAAACTCACCAGCAGTATTATCTGGATTTACGAACAAGAATTTTTTAGAAGTATCCATAGTTTCTAGTATTAAGCAAAGTCAGCAATTGAACCAACGCTAAGAATATTTGGATGAAGGAACTCAGAGGTAGTATCGTCGCAAACGGTAATAAAAGGATTTTTACCCAAACGAATTTCTTCTGCAATAGCCTCCATAACAAGCTTACCCTTGTTGTCAGTAATTGTAACGTCTACAGTAATTTCTCCAACACCATCATTACCCCCAAAAGGAGCAATAAAGTGCAGGATCAAAGAAGTGCCATCGCTCTCCATCCCCATGTCTGTCAAACGACGAGCAGGCAAGCAAAGAGAGTCATTAGCGCCAGTGTTAAAAAACAAATATTTTTCCATAGTAACTAGTTATTTTTTGTAGCCAGAGGGGAAGGGCCAAAGCCCCTCCCTTCTACCTAATAGTTATTATCCCTTGATGATGACGTGCTGGTTAGCAGCGCGAGTCACCAAACAAATCTCAGAGCGGTAGTGGAACGTAGCCACGTCTCTACCAGCATCACCGTTGTTTGTGTGTCCCAAGACGCCACCACCAGTTACCCAGTGCTCCATCTCACGAGAGTAGCCGTTAGCTTCTTTGTAGTACATAGACAAAGCAGGAGCTCTGAATCCAGTACGTGGGTCAGCAACCTGGGTCATAGGAACCATGCAGCCTTGCAAGAAGTTAGTAGCACCCAAGAGAGTAGGATCGTTCAAGAGTCTAAAGTCGTGCTTGTGAAAGGTGTATCCTCCACGAGTAAATGACTTAAAGCCAAGCTTCACAGCCATGTCAGCGTCGTTGTTGAACGCACCGAATTGACCAGCCAAACCTGCAGTCACACCAGTAGAAACACCAGAAGCCAACATATCATCGATAGCCAAGTCTTGCTTTCTGTTCAAGTACATAGCGTACTCGGCAGGTGCGCCGTTCTTGTCCAGCTCCAAGATGAGATCATCGAACTCAGCGAAGCTATCCATAGGATTGGCATTGGCGTTAGAGACAACAATACCTCTGTCTTCAACAGCAGAAATGTAGCCCTCTGAGCCCTTACCTGGGTCTTGAGCATCATTGTAAGCGTAGCTGGCAGCGTTGCCAAAATTGTCGTCATTGCCCTTCTCTGCAAACAACAACATCATTTCACGACGATCTTCAAAGCGCTTACGAGCTTCTTGTTCACCGTACATAAACCAGCGGTAATCACCACCTGTGTTAATGTAACCAATGTTGGTTGCTTGAGATCCATTGACCTGGAAGCGATCCTTCACAATCATGTAAGGATTCTTACGTCTCTTCACATCAACGTCAGTGAAGTGGCCTGGCTGCTCAGTTCCTTGACCGTACATGTTGCCAAGAACAATAAACTCTCTGTCTGTTGAACGTGAGCCAGTTGCACTCTCTCCATCCAGACTAGCAAGCATGTATTCAGCTGCTGTGGTTGGATCGGATGTATCGGCATCGATAACAATGTAGCGACGACCATCATCTGAATCCATAACAACATCGTTAGGACCAAGAGGGAGACCGTTAGTTGAATCTGCAGTGCAGTGAAGTTCAACTTGGTCGCCTGATGCAGCATCGTCAAGAGATCCAGTGACGGTTCTGTGACGACGTCCTTCTTCAAAGTATTCAACCTGGTCGGCAGAACCGCCAGAATTGATTGCACCAGTAAGCTTCAAGAAGCCAGTGATGCCTTGCTCACCAAAAGTGTGAACAAGTTCTTCCATGACCTCTGGCTTGTTATGATCAAGCAGAGTATCAATGGTGGTGTATTTTTCGGGAGTCAGCCTAAGATCTGCTTTCGCATCAAAGAAAGTTGAACCTGAGTCTGTTCTCGCGGCAGTAGTAGTTGCCATAATTCTCTAGTTTTAGATTTTAAAAGTTAGTTTGCTAGAGTTCCGTCCCATGATATTTCTAAGCTGATCGCCAAGAGAGTTATCGTTAGGATCAGAGCTCTGTTGAGGAACCTGAGTAGACACATTGGCCGCGTTCTGCACCACACCCTTCTGACCATCACTAAGGCCTTGCCTGTAAGTGGACGCTACAATAGCATCGATGTTGTCAAGAATGGCGCGGTGAGAGTTGAGCTTGTCAAAGTCCCAGCTTCCATCATTGTGGACGTATGCATCAAAGTACTCGTCAAGACGAGCGTTCTTATTAACAAGGTCCTGTTTGTATCGGTCATCCAAGCCGAAAGTAAAAGTCCTGTCATTGCCCAGATCGAATTCCAATCCAGTCAAATCATTGACTTCTTGTCTCATGGTTGAGACCCACTCATCATTAATAAAGCTTTCTTTTTCCGCAGTCTTTTGCTCAACTTCAGGAGCTGCATATCTCATGCGCTGCTCTTCGATCTGATTCTTAGCATTGGCTGCATCGACCTTCATCTGAAGGGCTCCAATCTTAGCTTCATCCTCTGAGTACTTGTCTGGATCTAACTTGTACTTATTCAGAATGAGAGTGTTTACCTCATCAGCAGAAAGGTTAGGATATTGCAATGCCATGTCTACCTTAACCAAAGTCGCATCATCCATCTCAGATGTGCTCAATGATTGATAAGTAAACCAGTCCTTGGGAGCTCTTCCTGTCTCCGCTACAAACTTGGCAATAGCTTCTACCCTTTCGTCTAATGGGTTTTGTTTAGGGGTGAGGTCGTCAAGAGAGTTGAAATCTCTGTTGAGCTTCTCGCTCAAGTATGAGATTACCGCCTTCTCCATATCTTCCTCGGTATATTCTTCATCATCGTCAGCATCACTCTGCTGACCAAATTCACTTTGGCTTACTTGCTCAACCTGCTCGTAGGCAGGCTCTGAGGTAGTTGGCTGTGGTGAATCTTCCTGCGTCTCAGCTTGTGGCTCAGGCGTAGGTTCTGGCTGAGCTTCTACTTGAGGCTCAGGTTGTGATTCAGGCTGTGGAGTGGGCTCTACAGTTTCCTGATTCATAGATGCGGCAAGGTCCTCAGGGTTACTGAAGACCTTCATGCCACCAATTTCGGTAGGTTGATTTTCCATTTTAATTTATAGTTTTTAATTAATACTCTACACAAATTGTAAGAGTCAAAGAATCTGCAGCAAAAGTATCTGTGCCACTGCTTGTCTCTCCAACCTCATACAATCCTTGTACAAAACAAGTGTTCTTAGTAGAACCTTCTTCAATAACAAAACTAGAATTTCCTGTAGATGATGAACCAGTATCATTCATGTGTTGACCTACAAACAAATGAGGAAAAGCACCTGAATCGCTTTCAGATCTCCCTCCATGAAGAGAGTCTTCCGAGTTGTTTACAAGTCTAGTGGCACCTAAAAAACTATTGGCTTTTAACTGAGCGCCAGTTATAGATGGGCTACCCCCAAGAGATCCAAGATCTGTCGTATTTTCTTTAAAGAAAAAAACAAGAAACTCTCTATCATTAGTTGTACTAAGTTGATTATCATCCCAAATAGCAAAGATATCAAGAACCTTGCAATTTCTATGCGGCAACTTTACAGCTGTAGAAACAAACAACACTTCATTATCTCCATAATCATCTGTTGCTGCAGAAAGAACTGGCGTAACTGTTATTACATCGTAACCCATAATCAATATTCTACACTTATAGTGAGAACTAAGCTGTCAGTAGCAAAAGTGCCAGCTCCATCTTCAAGAAGTCCCTGGACAAAACATGTATTTTTATTAGATCCTTCTACCAAAACAAAAGGATTTACACCACTACCACTATTATTGACATCATTTATATGTTGACTCACAAACGCAGAAGGTGTTCCCAAAGAAGCTTCTCCTGAGTTTACTAAACGAATAGCACCCAAAAAAACATTTTCTTTGAGTTGAGCACCTGAGATAGAAGCAGCTTCATTTATTGTTCCTAAATCATTAGTATTTTCTTTAAAGAACATAAGGATAAGGTCCTCATTAGCAGCTTCTGCATCATTCCATATAGCTGATATTGATAAAACTTTACAGTGTCTATGCGGAAGTTTTACCTCAGTAGACGTAAACAATACATCATTGTCAGCATATGTAGCTGCGCTTAGTGTAGGAGTTACTTCTATAGTAGAAAAGGGCATGAGGTACTAATTAGTTCTGATTAAAAGGACCTGCAGCTGAGCTATCCAATCCAAAGACTCCAAACTCTACCATCTGATCTACCTTGGTGCCGTATACTCTGTATGATTTATTCACTGCAACGGGAATAAAACAAAACTCAGAGCCACCCACCTTTGCCACAAGACCATCACTGTCTGTGTCGTTGTAGATGTATACATACGTTTCCTTCTCTGTTTCCAGATTCTTAAGAAACAAATATGCTGATTCAGTTTTGTCGTTAGCTGTATAGACCTCTAGAGCATTTGCATCTACTGCAGTCTTCACAACCTTAGCTCGGCTAAGAATGCCAGAGTCTGCGGCTCCAGAAAAATCTGCAGACACGTTTACAGGGCTTGCCAAAACGGAAGCACTGCTTAATGTTAATGTTGCTCTAAGCGTAGCCATTAAACTTGCTGATAGATAACTGCATATTCAATAGTCATTGCAGTATTTACGCTTGGAGTAATCTTAATGTCTTGCTCACCATTGAAAGGCAACAGCGCCCAATCACCAGCATAAAGTCTTCCAAGAGACTGCGCCTCAATAGTCACAATAATATTCTCTGTAGCTGTAGTGCTAGTGTTTTTGATGTAGACCTTATGAGCACCATCAACATCGTAGAGACTTTTGTCAATCAATGTCAAGATGGTGTTTTGAGTAAAGGTCTGTCTAGCTACTCCAGTAAACTGATCCAAGCCAGTTACTGTGCCAGCCTTTGTGAGTGTTGCCGTAGTGGACAACGAAAGCGCATCACCTGTGAGGTCCGCGCTAGATAATGTCAATGTTGCAGTTGTTGTTGCCATAATGGATAGTTATTTCCACAAATATACTTATTATTTACTTCTTCTTTTTCTTGCCTTTCCCCGCTCTAATCTTAGCAGCTTCTCGTTTGCCGAAGGCAGACTTTACACGAGCCATAGCCCAGGCATGCTGCGACACCTTAGGCCTGTTTCCTGAGCTCATGTAAGCAGCAAGACCTCTACGATACACTTGTTTTTGTGCAGGACTAAGGCTTGCAAAGCTTTTGCCTTTCTTCTTTTTAGACTTGCCCCCTTTCTTGAGTACAATCATATCTTATCTCTTTGTGCCATAAGTCTTTTTAGTCTAGCCTCTACAGCGGGTGGAAATCCTTTCTTCTTTCTTTTAGCCTTAGTGCCTCTATACTTCTTGTAAATGTCAGAGATCTGCTTCATGAGCTGCTTTCTCTTGCCCACATTAGCACTGCCACGAGTATACTTAGGATTAAACTTCATCCCCTTAGCCGCAGACTTAGGTTTCTTCCCAGCCTTTTTCATAGAGATAGCAATCGCTGCTTGCTGTGCTGCACTTTTTGCCATTACGACTTGGGATGATTAACGAGTTTAAACTTTGCTTTTTTAACGGCTCCAGGGTGTGGGGCATAGTCTCCCTTCATCAGATAGTATCTGCCTTGCTCCTCCATCCAGTGAAATCCTGAAGGGGGATCTACTGATACCTTCTTGCTACTGATAGAGAGCTTACCTCCTTTTTTGTATTTGACAACTCGAGCCATAATGCAAATATAATGATTATGTGAGTGTAAGAGTTATTGACTTACTTACGTTGCCCCTACCAAAATCTCTGGTTGCAGTCAGGACTATTGAATAAGTACCTCTTGACTCTATCATGTCTCCAAATGACAGTCTGGTATTCGCTCCAATGCTCACAATATTTGTGTTCCCAGCTAAAGCTGTAGTTGAAGTTCTCCCCAGAGTCATGCTCGTCTTGGCTTTGTTTAGTGCAATCTCAGTTCTAAGGTAATCCAGCTCCTCTTGCATCTTCTGTATCTGGTAGATTATTGCAGCCTCTGGACCAAAATCCAAGACCTCAAGATGCTTGCCATTGTCAAAGTTTGCCTTGATACGTGCCAAGTCATCCCCAGTTTTGTCGTGTATTGGCTCGTGCCTTCTTGTATTTAGTGACATGTTATACTCCTGCTATTGTTACGTAACCACCGTGAATCTCATTGCCAGAAGCGTTATCTACTTTTAAAAGCAAGTAGTTTGTTGTACTGCTGGTGACATCTGTTATATTAATCTCTGTTCCTACATTTCCAGTACCCTTGGTTACCCCTGTCTTAGAGTCAATTTGCATCTCAAAGACTGTAATAGCGTCTGTAGCAGAACCATTTACTTTAACGTGAGTTGCCTTAAATCCTGTTGGTATTTCTATAGAAGCATATGTAGGATTAGAAGAATTTGATTCTAAGAAAAAGTTGTTAGAAACAAGGCCAGTGTCATCAATCATAAGAGGTCTACCACCATCATCAGCAATAAAGTCTCTAGGCAATAACTTAATTCTTGTCGTTGAACCATGCCAACCATCTGATGGTGTAGTAAATGACAAATTACCGCTTCCATCTGTAGACATCACTTGACCGCTTGTACCGTCAGCGGATGGAAAAGTAAATTCCACATCAGAACCTAAACTATCTGGACAATTAAGACGAACAGAGTTTGTGCCATTGGCCGATGCCTCTTTTAAAAAGAGAGATGCACCAGCAGTGGTGCCCTGAACTGTAAGACCTCTCCTAAATACACCATCACCAACACTACTTATAGAAGCTACTCCAGCTGTGCCACCTGAATCAAATGTCAAACTATTAGACCCTAAGTCAATAGTTCTGTTTCCAGTAAGAGTTCCATCAGTGTCGTAAATGTTTGTGTTAGTATCTGATGACGCTATAGTTACAGTATCACTTGAAGCATTGGTTGTTACAGTAATATTAGATCCAGCAGCTATAGTTAAGGTATCATCAGTTGCATCAGCTACAACATTATCTTGACCAGCAACAGAAATCGTAGTAAATGCATTTGGTGATGTACCATCAGATCCAGCAGGCCCCTGTGGTCCAGTGGGTCCTTGAGCACCAGTAGCCCCTGTGGCTCCCGTAGCTCCCGTAGCACCTGTAGCGCCTGTAGCGCCTGTAGGTCCTGTTGGTCCTTGAGCACCAGTGTCGCCTTTATCTCCCTTAGGCCCTTTTGATGTAACAACAAAACTATTTGCTGCAGGACTTACAACAGATACAGTACTAACTGATTGAGTAAAACTTATATTAGTTCCACCAGAAACAGAAACCTCAACAGTATTGCCTCTTGTTGATGTTACAGATACGCTCATCTTCTTGCAATACTAGTGGCTTTAGTTACATCTTCATTGATAATAAATGATCCCCTCAATACTGTAGTGTGTGTGTCTACACCTGAAGCAGTGGGTAGAATAAATTGTAAATCATATATGTGACGACCAGGAGGCACGTTTCGCATAGTTGCTGCAGTAGCTTTAATCGTTACATTGCCACTGTCATCAACAACAAATGGTTCAAAGTATGCGCCACCAGGAACCTCTGGTGTATTTAAGTTGCGACCTTTTAATCCTCTCTCTGTAGTTGCAATCAAAGGACTTCTAGACTTTCTGCCTGTAGCCCATACTTGCATAACAAATGCATAGTTTGAGGTAGCAAGAGTCAAGCCTGTCCCAGCAGAATCCTTAAGGGTAACGGTAAGTTCAAAGGTATCTCCTTGACGACACGTAATGTCAAGAACCTCTGATACATCTAGATTTACTGAATTAGACATCTTGCATATTCATTAATGTATTTCTCATAGGATTGCCATCATTTTCTTGAAGCTCTGTCCTCTGACCTTTTCTTTGAGAGATAAGCTTTGATTGCTCTATCGCCTGCTTTTCTACTCTCTCATCCTTACGATCCTCTTTAAGAACTTCAATCTTTTCTCTAAACTCCTCATCAGTTTCTTTGAAACCAAGCGTAGCCTTAGCCCTAATAGTTTCAATCTCTTTATTAAACTCGTGACGCATGGCAGCCATCTGAGCATCGAGCTGAGCTTTGAGTTGCATTTTTTGCGCTTCAATCTGGGCTTCTGCCTGGAGCTTCTGCCCTTCCATCTGCATCTGCATAGCCTGTGACTGCTGTGCCATTTGAGCCTGCATCTGCTGCTGCTGAGAAGCCATAGCTTGAGCCTGTTGAATCTTTTTCTTTCTACGAACAACAAGCAATCTTTCAGCTTGATTGACATCCTTCAACTCTCTGATTGCCATAGCATCTTCTAGATCAATTTCTTTTTGACCTAATGAAATTTGAATGGCTTGTTCAAGATATGCTTGATCTTTATCGTCCATATCCTTTTGTACCTGTACGCCAAAGTTGTACATAGGAAGCCTAGAGAAACTAGTAAGAATACTCATATTGGTTTCTCCAATGGCATTCTTGTACACCTCCATGATAACAGATTCTTCAGGAAGGATCTGCAAACACTTGACAATATCATTGCATACATTCTTGTACAGAATCATAGATGCATTTGTAATGTCATAAGTAGCATTGTTTGATGCTGCAATGGCTTGCTCTCGCACCCCGACCAAGGCTTCAGACTTTGGTGTACTTGCATCTACTACCTCATTGATTCCTGTTGTATCACGAATCATTCTTAGGTAGTGGTTGTACAGCCCAACAAGTTCATTAATGTTTCTAATACTATTCCCAATTTCACGAATAGGTGGGTTCTGAAAACCACCCTCTGGGTTTTTACTTCTGTAGTAAAAGACACCAGTCTGTTCGTAGATATCATGTAGGTCTAGTGGCTGTAACTCACCACCCTTTCCAAGCTGTACATTTTCAAGCCCCTCAATATCAATAATCAATCCATCTGGCTTAGCCTTAGCGATAGCTTGTTGAATCTTAAGGTGAGTTAACTGCAGCATATCAGCAAAACCAATACAGCTAGATACCATGGACTTAGGCATCATCTCTGTAAGATTAGTTGCTACTACAGAATAAGACATTCGTGCTTTACTAATGTCATGGATATTCTTAGGCACATTGTGCATTCTGCCATACCCAAACAGATAGTCAGTGCCTATAACAAAGTATCCTTTATATACATTGACAACCTCCATCTTATAAGGCTTTCGCTCAAAGACGCTGCCCGCTTTTTCTTTATAGTCAAAGCCTTGATAAAAGAAGTTTCTATTGCCAAATCTATTTTCTTTCTCTTCGAAGAACATACAATCGGTAGAAAGAAACTCAAACTCCAAAACATCTACTGAATACTCATCATAGTCGTACACGTTTCTACCCATCTTTTGATCGTACTGATAGCCCGATCCCATCTTGCCAGTAACCTTCTTGGCAATCTTTTGAAAATCTTCTTCCTCTAGCTCGCCACTGGCAATGCGCTTTAGTTCTTGTATAGGCATGCTTCGAACATGACCAGCATAAGTAATATTTTCAAAGCTTGGATCATCTGTCTGGCTATGAATAAAATCTTTGGGATCAACATAGTGAGTCTTGATTCCGTAGTTTGGATCATTAGATCGTTTAACTACAGCCATCCCATTGATTGCTAGATCATTAACGCAGCGTCTAAAGGTATTGTCATCAAAGTTGTTCCAAGACAAAGTCATGTTGGTTGCTACCTGTGCAGCAATCTCAGCATCACTCTTTACATTCTCTCCCATAAAAATTTCAGCCTCAGCTTCAGTGTCAGGAATCATGGATGGGTCCATACCAATAGTGGCACCAGTCTTTTGCTGAAATGCAACAAGCTGCTTTTTTAATGCAACCTGAATCTCAATTCTTTTTTTGTCTCTATTCTTTTCAGAAGAAGACAAAGGATCAATAGCTTCTAGATTGGGGTAAAGATTTCTACCTAAAATCTTATTTACTACAATCCGTACAAACTTTGGCAGAATAGGAACTGGAGTAAAATCAAGATTCATCAAACTGCCGTCTCCTGCATTTGGATCGACATTGTTTAATAGTCTTTTATAAATACTAGTGTCTTGTACACCTGTAGCATAATCTTTGTTTCTCTTAAATAAATCGTATCGTTTTGAGAACAAGGAATTACTATCCGATCTTTTACCCCACTGAGACTCAATAGCTTTAGCGTATCTCAATCCATATTCCTTACTTTCCTTCTGCTCTTGAGAAGCAAGTGGATCAGGAAAGTTTTTCTTACCGCTATATTGTTTCATTTACAAAAGAGTATATGGCACAAATATAAGGAATTACCCTATGACCTTATATCGTCTAAAAAAGCGACGCTCATCGAACGATTGCACCTTTTTCTTTTTCACCTTTTGTGCAGCCAAAAGTGCAAGCCCTGAACTTATTGTTAAGTCAAACTTTGTTCTGTTATCTATCTTATATGCTATCCAATCTTCTAGGGTATCATTGAAATACATATTGCCAGTAGCAAGTGTTTCATAGTTAATACCTACGTGATCATGTATATATGATTCAATAGCATGAGCATGAGACTGAATGATATCCTGAGAGTTTGATGGAATACCCTTAGTCTTCACTTTTACCTTAGCGCTGCTTGTCTTAAGATGTTGCGGCCTATCCATTAGATAGCCATCATAACCTCTTGATTCAAAGTATCTTGCGATACCGTACTTATTGTTTTCAATTAACAGTGGGTAGCCATAGAAGTATGCAGCCATCAATACATCTTCATAAAAGATTTTTGCCAGGGGTGGACGTGAAGCATACTCTAATACAAACATGTTTGATGGATGCTCCATATGAAACTTATTGTACAAGTGTAGGGCCCCTTTAGATCCTCGCCCATCCACTGTAGCATCTAAGTCATAAGAGTCAACACCACCACACCCCATGTCAGCATTAGGCGCAACTCGCTTGCCCTTGATAGTTGCATTTTTATTACGCAACTCAATAGGAGGCATCCAAGCAATCTTAAACCTACCATTAGGATCTGGTGTAAAAACTACCTCCGTATCCTGAACACCACCCTTCCAGATGAAATTACCTACGACTACAGGGTTAGGATACAACTCTTCATTGTGTTCTATTTGTTCATAGATCTTGCCAATGTTAAATACGCTCCCCTCTATGCTATCTCTGAAAGCTTCATCAGATGTAAATGGAAACTGACGAATGACCTCATTCATCTCTGATGCATTATGCTTTAGTGATGATCTTTCATTTTTAAGGTATGTCTTTGCTCCAATATCAATTGTATCACCATCAAGACCAGATACCATAGTGTCAGGATCTTCAACAACTGGATGTCCGTAGGCATCAAAGAAGCCTTCAAGAGATTCATAGGCAGGAATAAACAAACGATATAGACCACTACGGGTTCTCCCATTCTTATTTCTTTCTAAAGGATTTGAATCTTCCCACAAAGTCTTGTACTCCTTACCTCCCTTAGACATAGGGTTTACTGTGCTACCCACTAAAGCTTTGCCTATAATCTTTTTACCGACAATAAGACAAGTGCGCTGTATCCTCCAGGCATCTCTGATATCTGTAGGTTTCTCCCACTTACCCGCCTCATCAAGATAAAGTATGTGCAGCTTCTCACCATCATACGCATTGTTGGTGGTGTTCTTCCAATTAATAACTGTATTTAAAGCTTCACCCTTCTGAGAAGTCTTATTGTTTTTAGTAATCCTTTTAGAAGGTTCTCTAAAAGCCAACTCCATACGAGGGTTAGTGGTACCATCTTGTATGGGTTTGAAGAAGAATGGGTAGTGTCTAAACATATAGACTACCTTCTTCATAAAGATGTTTTCTTGTGCGTCTTTACCTGTCTTTGATTGGATACCGAGGAGCTTATCCTTAACCTGCGTAGCCTCATCAACCAAGATTGAAGAACAGATATTAGTGTATCCAGAACGACGGCATTTAGTGTAGAGCTGACCAATGCAACGTGGATCAGCCTCGCACGCAGCAAGGTGTATAAATATTTCACGTTGAAAGGCAAGGTAAGAAGGATATCCAATATCCATTCTAGTCCATTGCAGCATCATATAGTGCCGACCCGTAATATATGTAGGGACGCCATTATTGAAAAACCAAAAGCCCTCACGCCGACGGCGAAACTCCTCTTCGATATACGGAGAAAACTTTTGTCGAAACTCCCTCGGCATCTCCCCCCACTCATCCATAGACTTAATCCGAGACAGCTCCTGTGGCATAGAAATCCTCTCCCACAACTGCAAGTGGTCTGGACTTCCATATCCTGCAATTTCTTTTTGGGGAGGCTGAGCGGGAAGAACAATGAGTATCCCACCGAGTTCAACAGTTTCACCTTGCGTACCCTTGGGGCAAATTCCAATAGCCTGCTCATCATAATTATCGACCTTGACCAGCATATGCCTTAGAGTAATTTTTAGATCTCTTGTTTTTAGAGTGTTTGGTCTTGGCGTGAATCCCTTTTCTCTTAATCTTCTTTTTCTCGATCTTGATCTCGAGCTTCTTCATTCTCATTGTCTCGTCGTTCTATTGTTTTAATTCTGTGACAGTTAGCGCACCTAACCTCACACTTTCTAATTTCTTTTTTTATTGCGTCTATAGAGTAGCTTCCGTTAGCCATGTCTGAAACATTGCCAACTTTTTTGCCATGCACATGATCAAAATCTAAAACCCTGGCATCAGATTCACCACAGTCTACACATTGACTAAGAGACTTAACTCTAGCGATAAACTCTCTCGCCCATTTTCTTTGCGACCTATTCCACCGTTTTGCTTTCTTCTTATACTTTTCGGCATTGTCGAGATAGTACCTCTTATGGTACTCACGTTGATAAGCTCGTCTTTTATTGGGGTCCTTGATAGGCATCACTCATCGTGACTATCATTCCACGATGTTTCCCAAAACTTAAAGTCAGTTTTATTTCTTTCCCAGACTACCTCTTTCCAATCACTTTGAAAATCTTTCAGCGAATCCTCCGCTGTAGTCTTTGGCTTGCTCGATTGATCCATTGTTCGTAAGGTCTTTGATCATTTGTTCTAGTCGTTGTCTTTCAACAAGTAGTTCTTTGCAATCTGTTGCTGTCTGTTTAATAGACTGTAGCTCTGCTTTACGTGCGCTACCGTTGATCTCTGGATCAACAGGCTTTTTAATCTCATCAATCATGTTATTGATAGCAATCTCCATTGATGACATCAATCGCTTTGCAGCTTCAATCGTCGTAAACTTCTTCATCAAGAGAAATATAAATGGGTGTTTTTTCTCCCACGTAAGATCCAACGACGTTATACTCAATATGCTCTAAAGCATCATCCCAATCCATACCCTCGTTTACCAAAACACCAATCATTTTATTGATGTCGTATACGGCAACTACGTTTGCACCATAGCTGCATCCAACAAGGGCATCATCAAATCCATCAGCAGTAAGGCACTCTTCTTCTGCAAGCACCTCCATTAGTTCTTCTTTATTCATGCTCAACATATAAAAGGTCTTCAGTACGAGTTCTATAATATTCCTTGCCATCAATAGTCAGTCTGTAGTCTCTATTCTCTTTAAAGCCTACAACATCACCAACCTCTAATCCCATATCCTCAATCCAAGGAGCCGTAAAAGCGACACGACCTTTTGTAGGTAGCTTCTTTTTAAGTTCGACCACTTCGATAACATCTGATTTAGTTTTTAATTCTTCTTGTTCAACTGCTTCAAGCAAGGCCCAGCCAGCAAGAGGCTTGACTTCACCATCTTTATTTTTATGGGCGATTGCTTGATTGTTGATTGTATGGTCTGGATCATAGCGAACGAGATAATGATTCTCTTCTCCCGTAAGAACTTGTCCTTCGTTTAGCACTACAAGGTGATGGAAGTAAAGAGTGTCTCCAGATTCAACACCAGTGTCATGTTTTAGGGGAGCAGAAACAACAGGACCTTCAGTAACTCTATGTTCAAATTCGTTGAAACGAGAATCGACATATAGTGTCAATCCTTCTTTTGTTGTTATTGTATCCTTGATTTGTTTTTCTAACTCTACGACAAATAAGTCTAAGGTTTTCATTTGAATTTATTTAATTAATATCCTCCTGATCCTGATGATCCACCTCCTGATGACATTCTAGGAGATGAAGAAACAGATCGTATTCTATTTGATGTTTCCTCTACAAGTTCTTTCATGATTGATTTCACAAACATCTCAGTGCTTCTGTTGATTGGGGTAAGCCTGTCATGAGCTTCTACCTTATGAAAGCCACCAACCATTGCACCACTATTAAAGTGAATGTGATAGGCACCAATATATTCTGATCCATCAGGTCTTTTGAACTGACCGCCCGTTGTATATAGCTGTGTTCTAACCATATCAAAAGTTACAATCAAACTCTAACATACACGGCATATCGTCAACACTTTTCCAGAGAGTCTGTGAGTCATCGTCCAACAGGTAGATAAGATATCTATTTTTCCCATATCTGTGAAGATGCTTTTCATCATGTATGATTGCACTTACCTCACCTCTTCCAGCTCGCATACCTAAGTAGTAAGCCATAGCGTCCTTGGGATCTTTTCCAATGACAATTTTTCTAATTACACCATCCATTTTATTCTAAGTCTACACCAAGCCCATTTAGAAGATCATTTAGTTCATCATCATCGAGTTCTTCTTTGGTCTCATTTTGATAATGACAAATGATAAACTCTTGTATTTCAATTAATTCACTAAAGTCTTCTACATTAATACTATACATGGCGTTGAGCTTGGATATATCGCCAGGTATTGGATTAATTAATCCAGCAAACATAATCGAAATAAACCTGTCTTCTACCTCATACTTCTTCGCTAATGCTTCTGCCTCAAACATTAGTCGCTGCATGTGTAGTAAAAATTCAAAATCAGATGTCATAGGTTTGCGTTGAAACAAATTTAATAAATATGCCTAGAAGTAAGGTACCTAGAAAAATCTTATTTAGGGATTTCGCCAAACAAGACATCAACTATATTGGCAAGAACTATCTTAAGAATCTCAAGCACATTAAACTAAAACATTCCAAAGCCATTGGAATGGATTTTTCTAAAATAGAATTCTTATTGTGGGCCTACGATCTGCAGTTCTTTACCATTAGATACGCAAGCAAAGGATTCAATGTCAGTGAATCAAATGTAGGGAAAAGATATATCTACCCCTTAGTTAAGGCTGGATATATATATAAACATTTTGACAAGCTGACACCCTCACAAACACTAGAGGATCACATATTCCGAGAAGAAACTAAGTACAACTACAGAGTAAGGTATGCCATTACTCAAAAAGCTCGGCTACTTGTACAAAGAATATACAATGACCTAGAGTCTTAGAAGAAACCTGAAGCCAATCTAGATAGACTGGATACATCAGTAATGTCTTGACTGTCAAGAATCAAACAATCTTCAAGATCTCTGTATGCAATACTTACAGTCTCTCCTTGATCTAATGCCTCGGCAATAGGTGGGTAAATCCTTTGGTATGCTTGTGTGGATTTTCCAATAAAACCACCTGTTTTAGTACTGTTGTTTTCTTGGGTATCACCCACCAGCAAACAACCAGCTGTGTCTTCATCTGTGTTACCACAGTGGATTAAGATGTAATTAAAGTTTGGAACATCGCAAACCTCCAACATTCCTTTATGGATATCCTGAAATCGACTAGAGTATCTGTTATGATATCCACCTTCTGTTCTAAACCTAATCTTATAGGTACCATTAGGAATACATGTTTCTCCCCACACCTTCTCCTCTCTTGATTCATCTTCTAACGTGTAGCACAGAAACTTTCTATCTCCTGTGACATCAAAGAGCATACCGTTAGTGGCATCAACACCCTTGTTAAATCGAATAACTTCAAGCTTCATAATCAATCGAAGAAGGATGCAGCATAGATCTCAAGGCTTTGAGAAGTGCTATCAGTTCCTCTTGCTGATATTCTAGTAATGTTAGCAAGAGCAGTAATTTCCTCACTTCCTGTAGCATCAGCATCAAGCTGATCTTTCGTTAAAATAAAAGATGCATTGGCTGCCAGGTTAACCATAAACTCCTGGGCTGTATCGCGAATGCGAAGAACCACAGTGTCACTAGAATCAAGATTTGTAATCCTTAGGTATGTAAGATGATTGCTTTCAATTGTACCAGCTTCGTTTGCTGAACCAAAAAGCAAAATGCTTTTCTCCACATTGTTTATTGTAACAATGCGATGATCTAATTCATTGCAAGAAAACGTAGCAACATTTGTATTGCTCTTATCGTTGCCATTAAGGATTAAATCCTCTTGAATAGTTACTGTAAGTGACATGAAATCTTTTTACAAATGTACATTTTATTTCATAATCACATGAATAGTAGCTACACCCAGGTAATCTTAATTGTCAATGCCATCTCTTTAAGATCTCGAAACTCATTTCTAACAATCTTATCAATGATGGGATAGAGATAGCAATGAGCTACTTCTTCTTCACTGGTCTCAGTAAAGATCCTTTGTATTCCGTTGTCATTAATTCCTGCATCAACATGAATGAACTTAAAATCCTTAGATACAACAGCTTTTACAATCTGATGGTACTCTGTATTCTTCATTCCTTATTGATTGAAGGTTGTTGAGACAACATTTCAAGGAAGTCATACATAGTAATGAATCCATCACCATTAAAATCTACACACGCAGCATGAGAACCAGCAGTAACTGCCTCTCCATAGTTTGCCAAAAGAAGCAAGAGATCCATTATGTATGTTGACCACATACTCTGGATACGTTATGTACTATAAAAAGTTACGGGCGAGGGACTGGTATGCGCAATAAAAACACAGAGTCTTGATCTGTTGCTACCAAGGAGTACTCCATACCTAGGTGGTCGCGATATGTTTGCCCAACCACCATCTTGTGCTCGAAATATTCTACAGGATGAGACCCATCCCACACTGTAGAGATCACAATATCGCAATTGTACTTCTCGGGATGAGTGTAGACCTTAGTAGGTACTGCGACGCACCCCACCAAAAGGACTGATAGTAAAAATGTTACTGTTTTCATAGGGCTAAGCTATCGGCAGCCCCTGCAATCACCAAGATAATTCAGTATAATGATGATTATGTGCTCAAAAAAGTAGATACAGCTATTCTTTGAGAACCAATAAAAACAAATACCAGCAATTGATCTTACAAATACACTAGAAACACTACGAATTGTAAAATCTTGCTAGGATTGTCTCTAATGATAGCGAAGTTAACCAAGAAAAATTGCAAAAGCA